CTAAATGCTTTATATCTGGTTCCTGCCGTATTGATTGAAGTTCCAGATATTTGAAAATCTGGAGTACCTGGAGCAGTGGTGGTGCCGGTAGCATAATATTTATAGTTGACTATAGAATTAGCAACACTAGGATCTACATAACCGAAGTAAAAATCTAAAGTTCCACCTGTGATATTAGCGGGTATGTCTGACCAACCATCTGTAAGACCCCCACCCCTATTGGGAGTGACTAGAAACATCAGCCATGAACATGCAGGTAAAGCGATAGTATTAGGTGTAGTTCCCGATCTAGATAAGAAATAAATACTACTACCTTGTGCTGGTAAATTAATAGTATTAGTTCTAGTAGATAAACCGAATCCTACACCGGTAGTGCTAGCAGCCACCCACTCTACTCCAGATGCAGTAGAAGAATTAGATCTAAGTACTTGACCGTTCACTGTCGGCGCAACTAACTCGAATTTACTTGAGCCTCCATTTGAAAAAATAGATCCTTTAGTGGTTGACGGTCGTGATAATGTTCCTGTGTATTCAATATTTTCTATGTTATAATTGCTACTCATTTTATATAGAAAATTAAAATCTTAATATACACAATGCATTTTGAGCTGTATATATTGATGGTTCTGATCCAGAAAAGGTTAGATTATTAGTTATTCTAACACATATTTGTTGAGAATCTCCCACTGCTATGTTTAAAGCTGTAGAAAATGTAGAAAAATTTTTGATAGCATTGTTTATGCTAGTACCCAACACTTGATAATGCGGAAGTGTACCTGCATATGCTGTAAAATTGCCTGTAGTGGGATTCTGACTGTCTGTAATATAACCGAACGTATAATCGAGAGAACCTCCTGATATATTTGTGGATGCATTGGTCCAACCAGAAGTGCTATTATCTGGACGAACTGAAAAGTATATTATCACTCCTGCCGGTACAGGTATGACTGGTACATATAACGATGAAGATATTACAAGGAAATACTCTGTATTTCCAAATCTCGGTGTAATACCATTGGGTATTGGAAATCCTACAGCTAATCCTTCTACACCTGTAGACCATTTCACACCGGAAGATTGTGAAGAGTCAGACACTAATAACTGACCATTTACAGACGGAGTAGTTAACTCAAAATTATCTACTCCATTATTTGATAATACCGACCCTTTAGTAGTACCAGGTCTGTTTAAATCTCCTGTAAAACGGATATTCTGTATTTCGTATTTACTACTCATTCTTTTTATTAGTTAAATATTTTTAAGTTCCTCTACATAATAAAAGCGTTCCTAGATTTCCGTACGTCACGGCAGGACCACCTGATAGGGTAAAAGTTGATCTATAAGCTACCGATAACTGTTGACCACTAGTTATAGCAATATTAAGTGTAGTAGTAAAAGTACGGAACTGATTAGCTACAGTATTGATATCTGTATGTGCTATCGATAAATGAGGTCCGCCAGCATAAGCAATCCAATTGGCTGCGATATTACTAGTATTAGCTGGTGTATATCCTAAAGTGAAAGTCATAGTACCACCATTAAATCTAGTAGGATCGGATAACCAACCGTTTACTGGATCTCTAGCATTTACGCTCATATAAAAAGCCACACTATCTGGTACTACCAATGGTGCAGGATTGATAGGAGACTCGTCTACTAAGAAATAACGAGTCGCGCCAGCATCAATAGCTCTTATTGGATCAACGTCCCAAAATGCCAATCCTGCGTTTTGAGAAGTAGATTGCCATTCAACACCGGCTGATACAGACGAATTGGATGTCAGTACTTGAGAATTTGATCCAGGTACCACTAACTCAAAATTATCTGTACCATTATTGGCTAATATTGATCCTTTGGTAGTAGAAGGTCGTGATAAATTACCACTGTATGTGATATTTTGAATTTTGTATGTGCTGGACATTTTATCATAAAAATAATTTATCATAAAAATAATATATTATAAAATACAAATGTCTAAACTGTCTCCTCGTATAGAAGGTGTTAAATCGCCAACCAAAGTTATCTTTGACTATTTATTAAGTTTACAAGGAGATGCTCTTACCAGAGCATGTAATTCACATGAAGCCTATAAAAAGATATGCAGTAACGATAACTTTTGGAGAGAAAAGGTTAAACATGATTTTGGTAAAGTTGATTATAAAATGAAAACTTCGAATGACAGCCCCAATTCCTGGAAAACCACATGGGAAGTTCTGTCTAAGAATAGAATAAAGATAGTAGTAGGATATTCTGTACTGGATGAGAAAGATTTAGTCGACGATATACAATTAGAAAATATGGTAGATTCTTTCAATGATAAATGGTTGACAGAGTTGTTACTGAAATCAGCATGTTTAGATAAAATTAACCTTGACGCTGTGGTAATAGATAAGACCAATAAGAAATTAGAACTTATTTTCTTGTTTGATAAGATGGATAGACAAAAATGTATGAACTTATTAGTCGATTTGATAGAAGAGTGGTCATTTGAAGGTAAATATTTGAGTAAAGACGATGTGTGGTTTGAGTTCGGACCTGTATACAGATATAGTTTGGAGTAATTTTATATTAATTAATATAAACTTGATTATAATAGTATATAGACAAATTCTTTTTAGTAAAACCACTTTAGAAAACCACTTTAGAAAATATGGATATTAATAACGCCAATAACGCTACTTTGCTACTTGAGTACCTACCACATCATGATAGACTAGAATTCTTTGGTTACTCAATAGCAGGAATGTCAACTACCATATACATTCCTCAATTAAATGTATGTTTCGATATGGGAACTTTTACGCCTGAGAATATGAAGGCCAAAACAGTATGTGTATCACATTGTCATGTCGATCATATTGGCGCATTACATCATCATTTTCTTCTACGATTAAGACACGAGATGAAAGGAACTACATATTACATACCCGATGTATGTGTAGATTTATTCAATCAAGCATGTCTTAGTCATTTTTCAATGAATTATGGTGATACAGAATCGACTAAGCTTCCGATAATAGTTACAAAAGGCGATATAGAACTGAAGCCTAATTTCTTCGTTCGTTCATATCCAGTCATACATAGAGTACAGTGTTTAGCATATTGTATTTTTCACAAGTCTATGGTTATTAAAGACGAATATATCGAATTTTGTAACCAATCTACCAAATCTGAAATAAAGGCTAAGAAGAAAGAATTAAACATCGGATTGAGAGAAGAGAGGCTGACACCTTATATAGCATACAGTGGAGATACTACTATTGAAGGTGTATTGCAACACGAAGATTTATTGAACGCTCATATATTATTCATTGAGTGCACGTACATACATACATCTACAGATAATATTACGCCACAACAAGCGAAAGATAGAGGACATATTCATAGCTTAGATATTAAACAGAATAGCTCAAAGTTTAATAATACATATATAGTATTGACACATTTCTCTCAGAGATACACGAGTGATATTATACACAAATGTGCTCGAGATATAGAGAAAACGTTTAAAGGTCGAATTAAGGTTAAGATATTTAGGTAGGGACTAAAGAGGCTAAAGTGCTAAAGTGCTAAAGAGGCTAAAGAGAGACTAAGTTCTTAAGTCTCTGGTGAATATCACTGGATTCGTTATTGATCTTCTTCACTTCATCGTTAATATCTTCATAACTTAACACTCCTGTATTATAAATATAATACATATACTGGAATATTAATACACTTCTTTTGTAATCATTATACTTAATCAATATATTATACATTTCTGACATTGAATATGAATTGAGTGTATATAGAATAAACATATATACAGACCAAGTGGCACATAATGGCCCTTTTTGTATAGAACCTCTATTACATAGTGTAACATCGCATATATTCAACGTTATATCTGGGTCTATTTGTTTAAGAAAAAGTTCTATACTTACTGAATCTACAACTTGTGACACAGCAGACGTATCAATAACTTGTGCTCTCTTGGTGTTTAAGTTTAAAATAGCCTGAACCACATGAGCGCGACTATCTGGAAAATCATCTCTATTGGGTGATAATTTGATGACTATTCTCATTAATTTAGTCCCAGAATCAATACATTTTCTGATATGTTTAAGATCTTCAACGTTTCTTCTCCAATATGTATATTGGATACCTCGTTTTAATGCATCTCTATTATGTTTAATTCTCAATAAATCTTTATTATCACCATATAATTGGTTTCTTCTACGTTTGACTTCAGTTATCTTCTCATCATAGTATTCTTCTATATTTTTAGCATTAGAATAATAAAAATCTACTGGAGCATACACCGGATAATCAAAGTCTATTTGTTCGGGCGGGACGTAGTCTAACAGTTCCGATGTAAAGAAATTAAGTATAGATTCATTTTGATATATGTAAGGATCTATCTTGTGTCCTACAAAATTAATATGTTCTAAACAAGCATTCGGAAATATGTCTAAATATCCTAGCATAGATTCCAGAACGTCAGGATGTCTCTCCACTATCTGATGTAATCTAAATATTAACATTAACTTGTCGCTCTTGATGAATTCAATTAGTTGATCGGATGGTTTACCATCAGGACCTAAACCATAATCGAATGTGAAAGGTTGTTTAAATTCTTTCTGAATAGAGAAAGGAATATCATCTAAAATCCTCTGTATTAATTCTGACTTTCTACCAGATACTTTTAACTTCCTATCACGAAGAATATTCTCCAATTGGACAACAGTCAAACTACGCAATTCGTTATATGAACTCATTTTAATATATTAGCTAATATATTATCTCTTTATCTTATCTCTTTATCTTATCTCTTTAGCTTATCTCTTTAGCTTACCTCTTTAGTCATTTTACGCTGATGGTGGGATATTATCGTTCATATCGGGCAAATTTGATAACATCATACCAGCTTGTGGAAGAGCATATTGATGCTCTACCACTCCATGCGACATAGTGGTATTATCAAATATGTTGTCTCTGTAGTTATCGACCAACAATTCCAAGAAACCAGTAGCTTCGTGTAATGTAGATGGTATATGTTCTACAACCATTCCATCATCGCCTGTGTATATAATTCTAAATGTGAAACTTCCATCTGAATCGTTGAAATGCACATATAACATAATATTGACGTAATCTACTATACCATCTACGGCTCCATCGATTAGGTTCCAAGCTCTCAAAAAGTAAGAATAAATTCTTACCGAAATTTGATCAGGAAGTATATCATTGAGGCTATCCAACAATCCAGGTAATGCTTGATAATCAGTGATTATTTCATCATATTCATCGTAAGTAGGAACACCAACTTCAAGTCCCCACGCATAAGGAACATAATCTTCTGGAGGATCATTGATCTTGTCATTAGTATAAACATTGTACAGAAAGTACATCATTTCATAAATCAAATCATCTCTGTCTTCAGAGAAATTGTAGTACAATGGTTGGTTTAGACTGCTATAGTCTAACAGACTGTTAGGTGGAGGTAGTTCTGACATCTTGAATGTTTAGAGAAAGAAGATTTTAATTGGTGTCAATTTTAATATATTAGAAAATTCTCATAAAGACATAATGTCTGTATTATGAGAGGAGCTATTTATGGTCATGTTAATTAACATGACCTGTGTAGCTTAACGGTAGAGCCGCGTTCTTATACAGCGTTCGATGCAGGTTCGAATCCTGTCACAGGTATTAACTTATTAGATAATAAGTTAACTTATGTATCTTGCTAAAATTGAATGAATATATTTTACATTTAGTTCAAATAATTATGGAATCTTCGAAGATTATGGAATCTTCAATTATGGAACTATCTATTATTAAACATCTAGATCCAAAAGAAGCAGATAGATTGAGAAGAACATGTAGATATTTGTATAAATACATTACACATAAGGAATATTTACGTTCTAATACTTTTATTCTAAGTACTATTGACAATATTAAGCACGAATACAGTACAGATCTAGTAGAATTAATCTCGTCGGAAGATAGACATAATATTTCCTATACAATATATAGAAGAAACAAAGCTATCACTGACCTCAATTATGCCCCAGCTGTTAACAAGCTTAGAATAATACATAAAATTAGTAATTCAGATTTTTATAATAAAAATCTGGTTATCAAATTTAAAGATGACGATTATGATTTATCTATTACTTATATACAATCTACATGCTGATTATATAGGAAACGGGTATGATATAATCTATCCATACGATTGTATTCCATTCTTCGCAAAATATACTCCATCAGTATGCGGGATGATGATCATTCATTTTAGTTCTGACTTTTTTGGTACTATATGTGAATTTGTTAATCCACATAGATTTGCCAAAGAGGCTATTATCACTATACTGAAACAATTAGGATATACGATATGTCAAAATAGTAGTATAAAACCATTTAAGTTTGACATCTTTTTTCGCAATTATAATGATATTAACGATTATATATTTGCTATAGATATATCTAATGGTAAGATAGGATTGATAGTAAGTGATGATCTGTATGTTTTAGATATGAATGTGAAAGGATATACGAATGATATTAGCCCAGATATTAGAGATTTATTCAATAGATTCAAAAAGGACTTCAAATTGGATAAAGAATTTAATTCTATACTATTTTATGCTGGATGTTAGTTGTATCAACTTATTAATTAATAAGTTCATCTATTTATTACATCTATTTATTACATCTATTTATTACATCTATTTATTACATCTATTTATTACATCTATTTATTACATCTATTTATTACACCTAGTATTATGTCTACGTTGCATTTTCTGATATCTATCCATTCTACGTTTAGGATATTTGCTAATTTTAGGATTAATCTTAATAAATCCCCTCTTAGGGGATACTTTCTCTGCAGGTTTAGGTCCTACATAACCAATGGGACCAGGATGACCAAATACTATTATTCGATTTAAATGTGATATTTCTTCATTATTGAAAAAAGGATAGGTCTGTCTCATGTCAGGTGGTGATATGAAATCTTCGTCGTCGTCAAATGTATCAGGCTTAGGTCTGACCTGGTTAATTAATCTCAAACCTCTCCTTCTCATAATAACAGGAAGCGCACAATCCTTACTGATTTCAGTTCCATAATCTGTTACGTTCGCGATTTGAACGTAATTACAATCTAAATATGATAGTACATCTCTCGACGTACACTCAACCATAGTTGTGCATAACGTCTTAGGACATTTACCGTAATAATGTGTACTTTTCATAAATTTGAGCATTCT